GCATTTTTCTGGATGTAAGTTGGAACATTATCAACCTTAGTTTCTAAAGCCTTTTCCTCATCCTCTTCATCTTTTTCTAGCCAAGAAGTATGAACTCTCTCTCCATCTGAGGTTATAACATGAGCATCCTTACCCTTTTCCTCAACAGTTTCATCTGATGCAAACTCTGTGCCATGATACATTGTTACTTCTGATCCATCTACAGGAACTTCTGCAACAGTCATATTTCTTACAAAATAATCCCCATTGTCTAAAGCAGGTAGCTGATTAGCTTGTCTTGCTTCATTAACAGTTATAAACCCTGCATTGTAACCCTGTACTATTCTTGCCATAGTTGCATCCTCATCCTGACTTAAAGCTCTGACATTAGATAAATCATACTTAAAGCAGTAAGCAGGATTACTCTCATAATCTTCTAATAAAAGTTGTTTAGTGAACTCATTAGCAAAGTGATTCCACATAGGGATTAACTTCTGCTCAGTAAAAAACTCTCTTAATTCTTTAGCATTAGAGTATGTTGCTCTCTCTAGTCCTGCTCCTAGTCCTGCTAAGATTGCAGGAACACCAAGCACAGCAGATATTCTCTCTTCATTGATATATCTAAGTTTGCCTATCTCTAAATCTTTAGGACTAAAAGAAAGTGTTTGTATATCTACTTCCCCACCAGAGATGACTAATGGTCTACCTCTGTTCTCTCCACCAAATCTTCTTCCAAATACCTCAGCTATATTCTCTGCCTCATCACTTGTCATTGACAAATCATTCTTTGGACTAATGACAACACTAGGAACACCTGTATTCTTAACTAAAGCAGCTCCCATCTGTGAAGCAGCAGCATCTCCTAAAATCTCAACCATAACTGATCTAAGAGGAGCTAATCCTCTTCTATGGTTTCTAGGATCTATTCTCTCTCTAAGATGTATCATATCCTCTGGCATTATGTCTAATGTGTTGCCTTTTTGTTTATATTGATACTTAGTAATTAATTTCTCATCATTACCTTTAACCTCAACCATCTCTGGTAGTAAAGGAATAAGCTGTACAACTGCACCTGCATCATTCCTAAGTTTTAAGATAAAAGCATCTCCATACACAGCAACAGAAGTAACAATATAGTTATTCATTAAGTTAGCAGTCATATTTGGATTAGGATTTTCTAAAAGTATTGCAGCAGGATGATTCTCTACATACTCTTCTCCCTCTTGTGTCTTTAAATAAACTTTAAGTGGTGGCTCACTAAATGCTGTACCAAGAACATTTAAACAGGCTAATGCTGCTGAGTTGCCCTCTGGACTCATCTGATTAGTGCCACTAAAGAATCCTGCATCAGTATTAAAAGGAAATACTACTTGTGATGTTGGAAAGTTACTAAAACTTTTTTTTTCTGTTTGTGCTTCTTGCTGACTAAAGAAACCTCTAATGTTATCTGCTATTCCCAATTAGGTTACACTCCATGTTGTTTTTCTAACTATACCAAATCTAGCTGCATAAGCTAGAGCATCTACTTGATCATCATGTGATCCAGAAGATGGAAAGCTAGTTAATTCTCTTTCAAATTCTACTAACCATTTAGCATTTTTCAAAAAGTAGATAGTGCCATTTTCACACCCTGCTGCTGCAGGAACTGCTCTTGCAGTCTTAGACTTATCTGCTTTTAGGTTTCTAATAGGTAAACCCTGCCTCCTAGCCATCTGAATAATACCCAAACCAAAACTAGAATCCTCTACACCTAGCCAAGCCATGTTCCATTTACTAATCATTGATTCTATTTTAGGTAGTAGCTCTGGAGCTTCTAGTCTATCTCTGAATATATCCAATACTAAAAGCTTACCACTAGGAGTTGATCCTACAGCCATTATTACTGAATAATCTGCTGTTTCCTTAATACTAAGAGCTGTATCCATTGTGCCAAAGATACTTAGCTCACTATGTTTAACTACTTCATCTTCTAGTACATACTCTGGATCTTGCCCCTTAATAACATCATAATAAGCAAACCATTCTCTCTTAAACATGTGTCCAACCTCTGTAAACTCTGCTAAAAACTCTTGTGCATAAACTAATGAGCCTAACTCTTCTTTGGCTTGTGCTAACTCATCTTTATTAATTCTAGGACTGTTCTCAGTAGGATAATGAAAGACTGCCCAATCTTTTCTCCTTTTAGCATTATCAAACAGCTCATAAAACCAGTTCATACCATTAGGAGTAGATATAAATAAAGCCTTACCTAAGCTATCAGACAATATTGGTCTAACTGTTTCCCAAGTTTCTTTGTCTTGATAAGCAACCTCATCAAAGATTATTAAGCTAATACCACCTGCACCTCTAAGAGTTTCTGGCTTATTAGCTGATTTAATCTGTATAGATCCACCATTCTTTAAAACTATTCTTTTCTCTACTTCTCTTATCTCTGCATATTCCTCTGGTAGTTGTCTAACTAAACTTTTTAGATTTAACCAACTTTCTAATGCTTGTGGATATACAGGAAAGATTACCCATACTTTAAGTCCTTTAAGAGCCTGATCTACAGCAGCAACTAAGGAAAGAGTAGTTTTACCCCACCTCCTGCCACAAACAGCAATAATAAATCTTTTCTCTTCTAGTGCCTGTATTACTTCTATTTGCCCAGAATGTAGATCTGGTGGAGTTGCCTCAATAGTCTGGCTCATCATCCTGCTCCCAATCCCACTTAAACTTAATTTGTGGATATTCAACCTGTGTTACCTGTACTTGTGGACTTCCTAAGCCATAAATCTGACTAACCATCTTATAGCAAACATCTAATATTCCTTTAAGTTCTGTAGGATTCATAGAAGCTAAATCCCTTTCATTTATTTCATTAATAATCTTAAAAACAAGTGGTTTAAGTTCATCAGCTAAATCTCTTGCAGTTTCTCCAACCTGAGCTAAAACTTCATTAATTATCTGCTCATTTAGCATTCTATTGATAGCTTTTATCCTATCTTGCCATTGATGTTTAACAGCTATTTGCTTAACTCTTCTATCTGTAATAGTGAAATTATTGGAAACTTTTTCATAGGATCTTGATGCACCTAAGCCCAAATAATACTGAAATCTCTTAAAATCTACATTAGATTCCCCTACCTGTTGTTGATTAGGTAGAGCTAAAGACATATCATCTATATAATCCATAAAAGCAGTATAACTTAAATATTATTTATTTTTACAATGCAAAGAACAACCACAGCAAAGTATTGTGCATTTACACATTTTTTTTATTCTTTCTAAGACTTAACCAGAGTACAACTAAGAACTCTATCATTAGCCACCAAGCTTAATAAGAACATCTGTTAAAGCAGAGTTTAGTTCTCTTTCTCTCATAGCTAAACCAACAATATTTTCTTCTAGTTTTTGTATTTGTACCATATATACAGCAACTTGTGACTGTAATTGATTAACTGTTTGAAACAACCAAGCTACAAGAGCAGCTAATCCACCCTGTAAGACTTGATTAAGATTTACTGTTGCTTTCATTACATCATTAAAGAGCCAACAACTAATATAAAAGTAGCTACTATCCCTAACACCTTATAGAACTCTGATTTGTCCAATTTGTTTTCTAGTTTATCTTCTAGATCATCTAATTTATTTAGCACTAATTGGAGCATCTCTTTCTGTGTGAAACCATTGTCTGCCATAGTTCTAATTTACAGGAAAAATCAAATATCTGGAAATTTTTACTTTCTTTTTATTTTCCTCTATATAGTAGGAAATAGCACCATGCTCAGACTTAACTTGAAATAGAATCTTACCATATCTCCATAGAATTTCCTGTGTTGGTGGATCAATAAAATCTGTTGCAGCTTCTACAAATTTAACTTCTAAATTCTTTTTAAAATGGGGGATCTTCATTGTAGAACATCTTTTTTGCAACTTTTCTATAAGTGTGTGGATTTAAAGCCCTGTTAAGCAATTCATCTTCCTCTGCTTTCTTGTTTATATAAAGTATATGCAGTAGAGAGATTAAATGGTCTAAATCCTCATCAATCATAGTTGTGTTGCCCTGTTCATTAACTACATAAACATCAAACCTATTTCCAAAGTTCATAACTGCTTCAAAAACTGTATAAAACCCTCTAAGAAATAAAGTAAAGGTAACTCCACCTTTATTAGTACCAAAAATAGGATGTACTATAGTTCCATCTATCTCTCTTATGTTCTCTATCTTGTCAATTAAGGTATATTCTGAATTTATGTGCATAAGAATGCTCATATACCCATAATTTATATCATCAGCAGCATATTCCATTAGCCCCCCTTATGTTGTAATCTTTTTGTGCAAAAGCCATTCTGCCATCACTTCTCTTCATAATTGGTAAATGATTTTCTAAGCAATCACATAAATCTGTATCTAATACATTAACTTCATTAACATTAATGCTTCTTAAAGGTATTTCATAAAATTGTTCTCTTACTGAGTCTTTTTTCATATCCTCAGTCACTTGATCTACATGAATAGCAAAAAATCTATTAGGAACACAGTTTAAAAATACTAATCCACCATTCTTTTTTTCTCTTAGTAATTTAACTTTACTTGCTGAAATTCTTACATTAGAGATGTAAGATAAGTCAAAATTATGCCAATAACCAACAACCTGTAGCTCCATATAATATAATTCATTATTGATCTGGCAAACAAAGTCCTCCTTAAAATCCTCATCATCTTTTACAATATCCCATCCATTAACTGTGCATATATCCTGCCAAAATGGTCTAGCTTTTTTAACATCATATAAATTATATTCATCCTCTACAAAAAATCTTCTATTGTTTTTATTAACTTGCATTATTTAAAATTGCTTTACCAAGCTCTGGTAATACACAGTTATTTAGTAAAGTTCTTTTTTTTGCTTTAGGTATACCAAATTTATCTAAATTAAATCCATTTCTTTCAGATTTATAAGTTAAATCTCTATTTCTAATATCTCTGTTGTCTTTGTCAAAAATTGGTATTTCAATATTACTCCAGAAATAATGATTATTAGATTTAGTTGGCTCAATTAGTGGATCATAATAAGATATAACATTTTCTACAACCCAATTGCCTTTAAAAAAGTGTTTTAACCAAATTATTTCCTGATAAAGCTCCATTTTAGGATATTTTTTTACTGTTTCTGGTATGTTCATTTTTAGATTATTGAATCTACTGTGTGTTGGACATGGTGGACTGCTCCAAATAAAATCATATTCAATATAATGTTCTATTAAAAATTGATGTGCATCAGCTAAAATAACTTCATCATTAGGAAAAAAATCTTTATATATTTCTATAATATCTGGATCAGCTTCAATAGAAGTTATTTCATGCTCATCTCCCCAAAGCTTTCTGTTTCCTCCAATACCTGCATATAAGTTTAATATTTTCATTTATACCTCTTCCAACAATGTTTACTACTGTTCCAATGATGCCAACCATCATAAAAAGAAAGCCACCTAGCAGCTTTAATGTTGGTTTCTACATCATACATATCTAGTTCTTTATTATATATATCTTTTTCTAACCATTTTTC